GTCGAAGAGCTTCTGCTGCCTCTCTATCGTCGCAAAATCAGCGTCTAACTGGGGTAGCGCATGAAGCTGATTCAAAAGCGAGTCAACGAAACGAGGTTCAGTTGCGTTTTGGACCTGAAGACTATGCAGGCCGTGCTTTCTGAGGCGGCAGCGAAGGACGCCGGGGTCGACCTCAAGGCCGATAACGTCAGGGTGTTGCGATTCGGCGTGCAGGGCGGTGTTAGCTCGAATCACCCAACGGAAACTCACATTGAGCTGGTGGTTACGCATTCGAAAGAAGTCGAGAGCGGGCCCGGCTTTATGATTGCGCCGCCTCCGACCGCGCCGCCGATGCGGACTTATAAATCCACGCGCTGCTACGTGTGCTGGGTAGCTACAGCAATCATCTATGGCGTGGTTGCTGCCATGATTGGTGTCGCCGTTATGAAGTAATTGCATGGCCTCCCCGGCCGCAAGGGGCGCTGACTGGTTAGCCGCGAAAGGCCCAACGCTTGGCACGACGACAGAATATCGGCCCGGAGTGCGTCAGTTCGCTACTGACCCCGAGAGCGGCGAGTGAGCCACGTAGTGCGGTCCTTTGCGAGGACGCCGGAGACGTAACCGGCAGTCATTCATTGGTTAGTGAGGCCGCCCCGTGTTGAGAATATCCACGCAAGGCGCGGCCTTGCTGAGCCGTAAGTTGTCCGACCTTGAGCAGCGGCAATTGCCGTTCGCCCTGGCTACTGCCCTCAACAGGACGGCAGAGCAGGCAAGGGACGCCGAGATAGCGGCCATGAAAGCCGCTTTCGACCGGCCTACTAAGTTCACGCTCAACAGCCTGTTTATCAAGTTCGCCAAGAAAGGGCGCCTTGAGGCTCGACTGGGTGTGAAGGATTACGCGTCTAAGGGCGCGGCCCCTACCAAATGGCTTATGCCCGAGGTAATGGGTGGTGCTCGGCCACGTAAGCGCAGTGAGTCGCTGTTCGCCGCGCGCGGCCTGCTCCCCTCGGGTAAGTCGCTTATGCCTGGGGCGGGCATGAAGCTGGATGCTAACGGCAACATCAGTCGTGGGCAGCTGCAAAAGATTCTTTCGGGGCTTGGCGCTCAAGGCGATAAGCATTCGAACAGCACCGACAGCAGGCGCAGTGCTGGCAATCAACGCCGCTTCTTTGTCCTGGGCAAGGGTAGTGGTGCGTTGGGTATTGCTGAGCGGGTCGGCAAGAAGGGCGGGTCAATCAACATGCTGTTCGCGTTCGGCAAAGACCCGTCGTATAGCTCGCTGTTCGACTTCTACGGCATCGCTGATCGGATCGTTGCGGCTCGACTTCCTATCGAGGCTGAGCTGGCAATGACGGCGGCGGTGCTTACGGCGAAGTGATGGTGCCATGAAAAAAAAGATCGAAAAATCTACGAAAAGTCTTGCGCTTTTCCAAAAAGGTACTCCCGGACGTACCGCCCCCCAGGGGGTAATTCGAGGCCCGTCGCTTCGCTACGTATGACCCATTTTTGAATCGAGGTTGTTGTTTCGTCATGGCGATTAAATCGATAGCCCAGCAACCCGGGTGGCTGAACAAGACGCGCATGGCCGAAAGCCTGGGCATTTCCACGCAAGCCTTTGACAAATGGGGCGTCGAGCCGGTTGCCAAGATCGGCCGGAATGCTTTCTACGACGTGAAATCGGTGCTCGCCAATCGCCTGAAACATCAGGGTGCGAAAGACCAACCCGTCGACGATGACGGTAATCCGCTTGATCCGCTCATTGAGTACAAGCAGGCGCAGCAGAAATTACGCCTGACCACCGAGCAGGCCGATGCCCAGGCAATGCGAAATCAGGTCAAGGCCAAGAAGTTGGTTCCGGTCGACTTCAACGTGTTTGCGCTGGGGAAAATCTTCGCCGCCATGGGTTCGGCGCTGGACACGGTTCACGTCAAGGTCAAGCGCAAATGCCCGGACATCGAGGTGCGTCATGTTGACGCCGTTCAACATGTCGTCGCCGTGACGCGTAACGAGCTGGTAAAGCTGGCCGATAAAATCCCGGAGTATCTTGATGAGTTCGTTCAATCCGTGGATGACGGCGCTGATTAACAGCGTCCGCAAGGGGTTGGAAGGTCTCTACAAAGAACCACCGATGACGGCTGTTGAATGGGCCGACAAGCATTTCTACATGTCGTCTGAGTCTTCCTATCAGGAAGGCAAGTGGACTACCGCGTCATTCCAAATCGCGATTCTTAACGCGATGGGTAATGACCTGATAGCCGAAGTTAACGTGCTGAAATCGGCGCGGGTCGGCTATACAAAAATGCTCATGGCGAACATGGGCTACAAGATCCAGCACAAGAAACGCAACGTGCTGGCGTGGTGCCCAACCGACGGCGATGCCGACGGCATGATGAAGCGGCACATTGAGGGGATGATTCGCGACGTTCCGGTGTTGAAGGCGCTTGCGCCCTGGTACGGCGCCAAGCATCGGGATAACACGCTGGATGAAAAGCGCTTCGATAACGCCAAAATGTTGTGGTGCCTGGGCGGTACGGCCGCCAAGAACTACCGGGAGAAAAGCCCGGATGAAGTGATTTACGACGAGCTGTCGAAGTTCGATGCGGACATTGAAGGCGAGGGCGCCCCGACGATTCTTGGCGACAAGCGTCTTGAAGGTGCCACGTTCAAGAAGTCCATCCGAGGCTCGACCCCGACCACGATTGTTCCCGTGGTTGAAGGTGAGGAAGTCACGGGCGAGGGCTGCCAGATCACCCGGGCGGCGGATGACTCCCCGCACCTGTTGCGATTCAACATCAAGTGCCCGCACTGCGGCACTGAGCAGCACTTGAAATGGGGCGACCCTGAAACGCCATTCGGCATCAAGTGGTTGCAGAACGAATTCAAAGAGGTTGAAAAAGCGTGGTACGCCTGCGAGTCCGACAACGGCTGCACGTTCGAATACCACGAAATGATCACCGCGTCGGTATCGGGTCGTTACATCTGCGAGCGCGCCGGGATTTGGACGAGTAACGGTATCGACTGGTTTACGAAAACAGATCAGCCAATGAGGCCGCCACGGTCGGTGACGTTCCATATCTGGACCGCGTATTCCGAGTTCGTGACCTGGGCCGAAGTGGTCAGCGAGTGGGTCAAGATCAAGAAGGACCGAGGCAAGCTCAAGACCTTTATCAACACCACGTTGGGCGAGGCCTGGGAAGAGGATCAGGGCGAGCAGCTGGAATGGCAGCAGCTGGCGGCGCGCCGTGAGGTGTATGCCGAGGTGCCGCCGTGGGTGGTTGCGATTTTTGGCGGCATTGATACCCAAGACGACCGTTACGAGGGTCGTTTCTGGGGGTTCGGTGCCGGTGAGGAATCGTGGCTTATTCACAAATTCATCCTCACAGGCGACCCGGCCAGCGTCGAGCTACGTAAGAAAGTCGGCCTGGAGCTGAAAAAGCGCTTTGTCCGCGCCGATGGCTCGGTGTTGACGCTTGAGCGGGCCTGTTGGGACCAAGGTGGTCACTACTCGGACGAGGTTCGAGAAGAGAGCATCAAGCATGGCGTGAACTGGATTATTCCGGTGTTTGGTGCGTCGACCTACGGCAAGCCAATCGCGACCTGGCCGCGCAAGAAAACCAAGGTGAAGGGCGGCCGGGTGTACCTCGTTGAGGTCGGCACCGATAACGCTAAAGAGCTGATTTACAACCGTCTCACGCTTAAACCCGACCTTTCCGTCGCGCCTGTGCCGGGATGCGTCCACTTGCCCGCGAACGAAATGTTGTGCGGCGAAGACGAGCTGCGCCAGTTGACCGCCGAGAAACGCAAGTGGGTGATCGTCAAGCATCGCCGTGTTCAACGGTGGGACGCGGGCGGGCGCCGGAACGAAGCGCTCGATTGTTTTGTGTACGCGCTGGCCGCGTTACGCATAACGCAGCAGCGTTTCGGTATGAACCTCGATTTGCTCGCGCAGCAGTTGCCCTCGGGCACTTGGCATGTGCCGGTGCAGCCCGAGCGAGAAGAGCGGGCCGCCGATGCGGTGCCGGTGCCGGAAGCGGTGCCGGTGCCGGTTGTCGCGCCTCAACCATCACCCGAGCAGCCCAGTGATTCAGGGGGCTGGTTTGATACAGGGAATAGCCCGTGGCTGTAGACGCACAAAGCATGATCGACCTTTACGTCGAGGCAGAACAGGCCGTGCTGTTCGGGAAAGAGACTCAGTTCAACGGCCGCAAGGCGGTCATGGCGGATCTGCCTGCAATTCGCGCGGGCCGCGCAGAGTGGGAGCGCCGCTTGAACAGCCAGATACGGGCGCAGCGCGGGGGGTCGGGGTTTTCCCTGGCTGAATTCTCATGAACCGGCTGGATAAGATTCTCGCCCCGGTGTTTCCCGGAATGGTTGCCGAACGCCTTCGGGCGCGCAACGTGATTCAGGCGTTCGAAGCCGCCCAGATAACCCGCACGCACAAGGCCAAGAAGCAGCCGCGCGGGCCTGATGTGGCCCTACAGCACGCAGGCAAGTCGATGCGCGAACAGGCGCGGCGCCTAGACGAAGATCACGACATCGTTACCGGCCTGTTTGATCGGCTAGAAGAGCGCATCGTGGGTGGCTCTGGCATTGCTGTCGAGCCTGTTCCGCTGGACTACAGCGGGGCGGTTCATCTGGAGTTTGCCGCCGCGATCAAAGGCTTGTGGGCTGAGTGGTCGTTAAGTCCCGAGGCGTCCGGCGAGCTGTCGCGGCCGCAAATGGAACGGCAAGTGTGTCG